GTGTAAACTCCTTTTTTCTTTCTGATTTTAGTTATGGTTATTGCGGCCAGTTGACTTCAAGCGGTACAAGACCAGCAGTGGAAATAGTTTCGAGAAACTTGGCATTGTAATTCCCGGCGCATTTTCCAGAATCGTAAGACTTGCCCCAATATCCCGCGTATTTTGTGCCGTTAATCAACAGGCGCGCATAAACCTCGTCGCTCGGTTTGACCGCTTCCTCGGCATATACCCAAATCGAACCCTTCTGCATGATGTTTACAGGCTCGGTGTCGGAATAATACGTCACGCCGGTCAGTTGCTGCATACGGTTGTGGGTTAGATAGGAAATTCCGAGGATGTCGGTCTCTTCGTCTGCGGTCTGTGCATAATCAACGCTATCCACAGAAACGTCATCGCCAGACCCAAGGCCGGAAAATGCCGAAGTAACAACGGACAAATCATCGCAGTCACCGATATAGGTAATAACCAAATTGCTTCCGGCGAGAGAAACTTCGCAAGAATAGCAATCGGCCATTGCGGCCTTAATATCAAGAGCGTGTTTTGCAACAATTTTTGCAAGCGTATTGTAGGTTCCGCTATAAGAGGTTGCTACCGTTACGGCAGAATTCCAAGAAGCGTCAACTTCACCATTTTTAGCCTTTCCGGCTGTAATAACAGTGGTCAGCGTTCCTGCGGAAATGGTAGAATTTGTGTTGAACGTAATGGTAAACTTGTTTTGCCTCGGCAACCGACAAGAATCATCAAAAAGTCGGCTCTGAATTATCGCACGACCGTAATAGATAAGGCCGCGGGCAATTCGGGAAATGGGATCTCGTACAGAGTTGACGAATGCCTGCATACCCAAGATTGCAGGCCGGAAAAACAGGTTGTATTCCGTTTGAATTGGGTTGAATGCATTTTGAGGATAAAGGTTCATTAGAGTAACTCCTTTTTATGAATTAAAAAATGTTGTTATCGTTTAAGCAACTGGTCACGGTTCGGATTCTGTCGATACAGGTTTTCCATATCGCGCCGGACTTCGTCTTGAGTTTTTACTTTAGTGGCCCCGCAATCGTTTTTGATGTCTGCGGGTTCGCCGTTGACTGACTTTCGATTCAGAGCCGCGGCATTGTCAATCTGGTCATTTTTCAGGATGGAAAGCGCGGACTCAAAATATGCTTCAACTGCTTCGGTGTTGTCGTCTTTCAAGGCATCGATCTTCGCCTTTGCGCTCGGCAGCGCTTTTCCGGCGACCAGCTTTTTAATCTGGGCATCAGAAAGATCGTCGATTTTCTCCACGGTGTCTGCGTCAAGATACGGGGTTGCCTTGCTAACAAGGTTGGAATGGACTTTTGCGGCAGCCGCAAACTTCGCTGGAAGCTCGGCGGCATCTTTCTTGGCTTGGTCGAGGTTGCCTTTCAACGTGTCGCGTTCGGCGGTCATGGCGTCGAATTTCGCCTGTAGTGCAGCTTTTTCTGCATCAAGCTTCTCGATGTGTTTTGCCACTTCGGGAGCCTGCTCCTTGTACTCAATACTGTCGATTTTGATTGAAACACCCATGGGATATTTCCTTTCGTTGGTTGGTATAATTTCGAAATCTGGTGAACTAGAATCTTTTTTAGTTTTTCCTCCGTTTCGCCACGTGGAATAGCAGATAGCGGATGCCTGTTCTTGACTTTTGCCTCCGCTCACGTATTCGCCGATGCAACGGGAAATAAATTTCTCTTCGGTTTCTCCGGCTTGCGGTTCGCAGTCGAGATGGGTTGAGTCTTTTTTTATGTTTATATTAACTGGATTTGCTGCCCGTCCGCCCTTATGCAATATGGCATTCATTTCATGGAGTCTGGCAATACCCTCATGTATTGCCCTTTCTTTCGAAAATGCAGGCTTTGAAAAATCAGCGGTTATAAGCTCGGAAAAATCCACTGTCCCACTTTTTTTTGTAAAAATGTTTCGATGCATATCAGCGGCCTTCATGTGGGCAATTGCCGCGACCATGTGGGCTTCTGTTTGGATTCCATTATCTGGTAAGTTTTTCGATAGTTCGTTTGCGGTTTTTGATGCTGCAAAAGCCCGTTCTTTTTTTTCTCCACTTTTCGCACTTCCCCCTTGTTCCCCAGGTCTCCCAGAATGGAAAAAGTTGCCCGATCCAATACCACCGTCTTTTCTGGTGATCTCATAAGCATCAACAGAGTCCAGGTGCAAACTTGCCACTTCCCCCGCTCTTGCCATATCGCATACTGCAACGTGGTTGTATCGGCGGTTGATCTGCTTCCGGTCGTAAGCCTGACCATCCCACGTTCCCGGGGTATCATCCTCGTCGCAAACGTACCCGCAGGAAAGCTCGCGCTTGCCGCCGTGGATCGCGTTGATAGTATCAGCGTCATTGATCGAAAGGCTGGTCACAAGCAATCCGTCGTCAGCATGGACGTTTTCACCGGTGAAGCCGACCTGAAATTGCTTTGCGTTCTGCGGGGTGATGAGCGAATCCTTGGGGTGATTGTTCGTAACCGGCTTCATCTTCAAGGTTTCGATGGAATCGGTTTTGGAAAGTTCGGAGGGCTCTACGAGTTCTCGGACAACTTTGCCGTTTTCGTGATATTCAAGGATTCCAGCGCGCGCAACAACAGCCTCGCCCCGAAGAGTTCCATCATCCATCCGTTTTATTTTGCCGGTAATGAGGGCTTTGTCTGAGCGGGAAACATCTTTACGAATTGCCATTTGGCTCCAAATAAAAAAGCCCGAGAGGTCGATTGATCTCCCGGGCTTAAGGGTAAGGTGCTCGTCCGAAGACGAAGCAAATTCCAAAAGAATCCGGAAAAAAAACTTAAAATACTATACGGGTTATAAATGCCCGTTCATAACGACACTATAAAATATAATCTTTTTTTTTGAAAAGCGCAACCACTTTTTTGTCAATGTAGACTTTTAGGTCTACAGAATCGTACCACGAAACACTTTTTTATGCACATTTTTCGGAATCGGAGGTATAATATATATAGATGAAATAAACCAATAACAAGGAGGATCAAAATGAAAACAATCCAGCAAATGATAGACGCTCTTGTTGCAAATAAAAATACGATAGAAAAAAACCAAGCTGCTTATATGGCAACGTTGTCTATAAAAGAACAAAATCGTATCTCTAGAAATGGTCGTGCTAATGGCGGTTGGGTGGTGCCTGGGATATCGGCATGGACTAAAGCAGTTAAGGCCGCCAAATTGCCGTGGAATCATTTTTGGAGTGGATCTAACCCGACACCATCAACACAATACCCAAAAGCGATTTATGATTTTTTAACAAAATTAAATAGCTAACGGCATAGAAGCAACGCCCCAATGATATTATAATAAGATGGTAAGAAGGGGGCAGTATGAATATAAAACTCAGAAGCGAAATCGTAAAGATCGAAACTGGCGCGAACATCGGGTATCATATTCGAACCAAGCTTTACGGCGGAATTGTGACGCTTACCGGCTTGGAGAAATACCCGACACGCGCAATAGCAATCGACGCGATACCAAATACAGAACTTCAAATTTTGATCGACATGAGGAATGACATGATATGAAAAAGCTTTTCTCTTTCGAATTCATGCTGATTGTCGTAATTGTTTTTTACGTGATAATTGTAATGTTCCTTGCAAAATCTGCGGGGTAGCAATATTTAATCAAATACGGAGGAAAATATGAAGCTTACAAAAGAATCTTTAGCAAAACATCATCCATGCGCTGATGGTTATGCGTGGTATCTGACAAATGGTGAACCCAAAACAGTACAGAATACCGTGGAAAAACTCATAACAAGTAAAAATGCTAATAGGTTATCGTGGAGCAATTGGCTACTTTCGAGAGTGCTGTCTCATGATAAAAAAATCCAATACGCCATTTTTGCTGCCGAACAAGTTCTAGAAATTTTCGAAAAAAAATATCCATCAGACCAAAGACCAAGAAGAGCCATTAAAGCGGCAAAACATTATTTAAAAAATAGGTCCGCCTCCGACGCCGCCTCCGCCGCCGCCTCCGCCGCCGACAAAGAAAAAGTGCCGTTATCAATAATCAACTACGGCTTATCAATTTTGGAGGATTAATAATGCAGGAAGAATTTGATCTGGTTTCCGCCTCGGCTAAGAAGCGAATACGCGAAATAGAACGGCGGAAACTCTTACCACAAAACGATCCGGACTATTGGGAAGAGGAAGAAGATGGAAAATGAAAGGCTCTATACCGAAGACGACATGCTCTCGTTTGCTGGATTTCGGCTTATGTTTTCAAATCCGAAGCAACCACACTTCAAGACCCTTTTACAGTGCCTTGATGAGTGGAAGAAGATTCATCCGCTTTTTGATTACACAAATTGCGAGACTGTGGACGTTGACGATCCATCTCAAAAATAGTCGTATAAGAATCCGTAACCGCAATCTTGAAATTGCATATTGAGCCCTGATTGCAGTCCGCCCGAATGTCGATTGATCCAGTCAGCTTGCGGTCTTCGACCGCCTCCCTGATAACTCTAGCCATAAAAACAGATGCATCGCTTGCCTTCACTTTTTCAGTATCCTTTCGGGTGTCTTTTTAACCAGCCATGATTCGTCTTCAAAAATAAAATCTGGTTCCCCGAACGCTTCGTTTACCGCTTCTACAACACCCGTGTTTTCCGGACCTGGTCCGTAGTCGTGCCCTCCGACATAGCCGCCGACGAAGACCTTGGGGTAATAGTTTTGAATATCGTTTCTAACAGCGGGTTTCGTGTGAACTCCATCGATATAGACAAGGCCATATCCACCATAGTAAAGATCACGATGAGCAATATCGGAAATCTTTTCAATCAACGAAATGTTTCTTCCTGCCGTATTTTTTTCAAAGATTTTCTTGGTCTCGTCGTTTAGCGGATCAATACATATAACCTCGTGAAAAAACAGTGAAAGAATATTTGCTGACTCACCGATATACGACCCGATTTCTACCGCATCCGATCCTTTTAAATCAAGGGGCAGTGTCAATAAAAAATTGATGAGTCCGCCGTACAGCTCGGTACTACTTCGATAATGTTTTTCTCTACTTACGATTAGCATTTAACGCCTTCCTTCTCTGCTGATTTTGCACGTAGCCCTTTCTTTGCAAGTTGGGCAATCTTCGTTTTTACATAGATCAAACGTCCATCCACCCGGTTCGGTCCCCGCGTAATAGTGAATAGTAAAGGGAGAAACGGTTGACGGGTACGGAAAGGGAAAAAAATACTCCATCGGGAACGGTTTGACCTCTGAAAACTGTTTTAAAATTCTAATATACATATCAGGCCCTGTGAAGTCGAGAACGTTCCACATATTTTTCGGGTATCTCTGAGTTCTGACGATGTCATCGTACATGGTAAGAATAAAATCGATAACCGCTTTGTTTACTTCTGATTTGGGTGGAGCGCCAAAAAATCCGGTGCATACAACGTCTTGTTGCCTTGGTCGCTTTTCCGGACCGAAAGTGAATTCCTCGTGTTCTCTTCCTGCGTTGCCGCGGGATCTCTCGTAACCACACACATAATGCATGGACAAAAACGATTCCTGGATGTTCAAGATAACAACATCGAGATCGGCATAAAATCCGCCGTAAAGATAATCAATGTAAAACCTGAGTATATCGCCCTTCATGACCGGATGAAGCTTCGGGTCGGCCAGCATTTTAAATATTCTGGGGTCGGCATCATCGAAATTTATCGTCTCGTATAGTGATAGTGATCCGATTTTTAGAACGATTGTTCCCTTGTCGGTCAGAGTCCAAAACCAATGCTCAAAACCGTGGTCATGGCAATACTTTGTTGTTTGGGCCAACATGACGGTCAAACGTTCGGGTACGGGGTCTGCGCCTGGCCATATCTGGTGTACTATGCGTGGGATTGACATTTACTGCCTCTATTAATTGGGGTTTAGGATCGTTATTATCCTTTGATATTTTTTTGGTCCATCCTGTAGAAGATTCCCCGCCGTTAAAATAATGTACCGTTGCGGGAAGTTTCGGATTATGAAACGGATAGAGTAACTGACGCGGTAAGACCGTTATATTAAATTGCTTCGATATTTTGGTAAAAAGCCATGGTCCACCGAACGCCATTTGATCGTTGGGAGATTTCGGGGGACCATTTTTTTTATAGTTTTCATATATTGCCGAAAGCATTGCGTGAGTCAATGGGTGATAAGGTACGCATCCGAGCACGGCGGTTCCGATATTACCCATGCCTTCGTCGGCGCAGAAAAATGATTCGTCTAGAAGCTCATCAAAATTTCGCAACACCTCAATGTCGATATCAAGGTATATACCGCCGAAAAGCCGCAATACTTCGTATCGCAAAATATCTGATTTTACCACGGGGTTGAGGCGCGAATCTCTTAACATTTCTTCGGAGGAGGAAAGCACAAAAGAATACATTCGTGGAACAAGTGCGTTGTAATTCGGGACAGGCATATTGTCAACCCAAAACATTTCCTTATAGTTCCCGCAAACAGCTTGCTGTTCGTCAATAAATTGAAGAAACTTCTCAGGAATCGGCTTCTCACCGAACCATATTCGATGAATTATTTTAGGTATTATTTGTGGCTTGTTCGTTTTATTTTCCTCCGTTTAGCTTACGTTTTGGGTAGCCGTTCATCCATTTCCTTAATTTTTGCAGCACTTTTTAAGTTACGCAAAAAAGCAACCGCGTATTCATAATTTTCATCACCATAATAAAACCGTTTATCATCTATACCAAATTGAAAACCGCATAAAAGTAAACATCCGTAATGTCTATGAGGATGCCTTGTGCTAACGGTAAAAAATTCAGATACCGATTCGTTATCGCACTTTGGACATTTATAATACATAATCTCTGCCTATTATTCTTAAGTGGACGAGTTGTTCATATCTTTGGCAACGATGTGATCGTATTCTTCTACTGTAAGTTTGTCTTCAGTATTCATTTGTTTTTCCCGATTGTTTCATTGTACCAGCCGTCATCATCCATGCCCGACCAATGGTGGATACAATACGCATCCGGATAGTCGACAGAAGAAACTTTCCGTCCGTGTTTCCGTTCATTCCACGACACTGGGTAGAAAAACTCCCGAGGGTAAATTTTGTCGCAATTGACGAGCATTTTTCCGGCAAGATTTACACTGTAATCGACAATGTTTTTATTAGCGGCGTCAATGTCCGCTGCGATCTTATCGGCATGTGTGTAGGCAATATCCAGAAACAAACCGTAGCCCTTTTCGGCTCCGAATATCGCGTTACCGATAATGGTTGGCGTTATACTGTGAGAGCAGAAGGCGCGATCCGAAAGAAATCGGTCCATCGGCTTTACGCATTCAACATCCGTGTCTGCGTAAACCCCGCCGTACAGCCAGACAAGCAACCAGCGGGCAATATCTGTTTTTAAAACCCAATGAAGCCGCGTGTTTGTCAGGAGGTGCGCGCAGCTTGGCGGAAAGTGATGAAGTGGCAAATCTTCGAGTCGCCACAACCTAAAATCCCACGATGGGTTGTGTTGCATCCATGATACACGAAAAGCGTGAAACTTGGGCGAGAATTCGTTCGGAGTGGTCCAGAGTTGATGAAGAGTTGGGGGGATCATTTACCACTCCCACGGAAACGCGAAAACGATTTTCCATCCCCTAAAATATTCTATATGTGCATCATCGTCTATGTCAACAATCCACGCCAGCCTGATAAAAAACCACCTAAGAAAAATTAAATTTAGCCAACCAACCCATGTATGCCCAAATATATCTTTTTTTGGTGCTTTCATTTTACCTCCAATTTTTTTTCAAGTTCCGAAATAATGGTTTCTATTGCCTCTAATCTTTTTTGTAGCCGATGCTCCTTCATAGTTTCTGGAAAATATTCCGATATTAGTCCGTTTATTTCTTTATCAGCCTTCTCTAAATCAAACATTTGTTTTCCTTCGTTTTGGGGCTTATCCACAGGCCGACCATCCGCATGCCGGGCAGTCGACGCAACCGGGACAAATGTCAATATCTTCCATATCTCCTCCGTTATTGAAAAAGGGTTTCGAAAACAGGAGAGGCGTAACATCGGCAATTAATATCTTTTCCCGGCGTATCCTTGGGCATTTCTGCTGTTCTTTCTTTCCACTTGTCAACAATGGCATCCTCAACCGAATCGGCATAAACATTTGAATTGTCCCACCGACATACCTTCCCCTCCATTTCGTAATGGTCGCCATGCTTTTCGGTTGGGTTGGGGTATTTGCCGTTTGGATTTCCTACAACTCTTTCGTCTAATAATGTTCGCCAAATGTAAAGCTTTAAACCTGCGCCGGTTTGTCTCTTCTCTCCGATATCCGCGTACAGTTTCAACGTCTGGTCGCGTGCTATGAGTTCCGCCCGTGTTTCGATTTTGTGAAACACTCCGGTACCAAGCTCGGTATCACGCATGATCTGGCCTGCAATAGTCTCCCAACGGCTACCGCTTCGGAACCCACCGTACACCACGCGACTTAATTCGCTTTGAAGGTCGTATTGGATTTTCTGGACTAGGTCAACGTTCGCTTCCACGAAGGCTTGTGATTCGGCAGGAAGCCACGGCTCGAATGTAAACAAGTCCACTCCAAGAACTTTTTGGGCAGCTTCGTACCATTGCCTATGCGAAACCATATCCACGGATCGAAAGACGCCAGCGGCAATATCTTCCGATTGCTGCGCGATTTTATCATATTCCTCCCGCAACTGTTCAAAATTATTTGACAGTTCGTCTGGCCATGAGTCTTTTTTTATCCCTCCGGGTCGCTCCTCGTTCACTTGTCGCTCAATTGCCGGCAACCTATCGATAATCAGGCGTTGGGCTACAGAACGCCACTTATCGATAATCTGTAGGGTAATTTGCGAGGCGTAGTCGCGCCACACGAGCGATGGCAAACGCATGACTGGCGCACGAGGCAGGCGCTTCGGCTTGCGGAGACCGTGTACATGATAATCAAGAGCGTTCAAGTTATTTCGATCTCTTTTGCTTTTTTGCTAAAAGGTTCGCTTGCCCCGGACCAAAAAGAACAATTGGTCTATTTTGGATATCTTCCAACTTTCTCAACCGGATCGCCAGATCATCTATGTTCTGTCGAAGCTCGGAGATAGTCCCAAGAATTTTGTCGTTGTTTTTATCATCAATATCAACATTTAAATTGGAAACTTCCACAAACCCCCTTGCAAACCTTTCCAACCTTTCGATTTTTTCCTCGTTTTCGCAACACATAAACACCTCCGTTTTAGGGTTAATAAAATACGCTATCTATTATAACACATTACAAGCGAAAGGTCAAGGTCAAAGTTCAACTTTCCCCATTACTGTACATTTTTCTCTTATCTGCGTCTCGGTTACGGTCCTTGCAACCGGATTACCCTTCAGGCTGAGATTGCGGCCGACGAATTTTGGCAACCCTTCGAGGGTGGTAATGTCGTTGTCGTTGACGAGCAAATCTCCCATGATTCTTGGAGCACATCCAGCCATTGTGATGAGCTTGTTGCCGTAAGCGTGCAGATCTTTGTTTATGATCTGTGGGCACCCTTGCAAGTCCACAAGCTTGTTTCCGTGCACGTGGAAGTCGGTTACTTCATCCGGAGCGCCCTCAAGGGATTCGAGGTCAGAACTACACACATGCATATCTTCCGTTTTCCGCGGAGAACCGATGAGGTTTTTCATTTTGTTTCGATTGAGAACAAGCCTCCCGTTGACCAATGCAGGCAACCCCTCACACGAAGTCAGCCCACAGCCCGACGCCTCGATAAACCCGTTGAATTCGTCGGATGGAAGATTTAGTGCGCGTAGACCCCCGCGACTAGAAAGGTCGGTTCCGGAAATATCGATACCGTCACCGGAATCGGTTTTTACAGATTGTGACAGCGCCCACAAAACATGCATTGTTTTCATTTGTGATTCATTCAGAGGTTTTAATACTCCATTAATCTCAACCTCTGTGGGGCTTTTTATTATTATTGTCTGTGAGCCGCGATTGAATTTGGTTCCGATTGGCATTGATTTTTTTAAATGCTCAACCATAACGGTTTGATTTTGCCCCATAATACCAAAACCCATTTTGTGAATGTCTATAGCTTCCATAGTAGGCATACCAGCGTGTGCAATTTCTCCCCCGCCTTCTCCGCTTCCACCAACTGCTCCGGGTCTTCCCTCGTGCCCAAAATTGCCACTTCCTTCTCCCCCATCGCTTCGCGTTAGTTTTCCGGGGTCTTGGTCCTGGCTCGCTGGTGTCCGCTTGGCGTGAAGAGTGGTGTGAAACGAATACGAGTCACCACCGAAGCGACTGTCCCGTATTTCATCTGGGTCAAGAACACCCATGTCGAAATGCTGCCGGTCGATTTCCGACTGCTTCTTTTGATTATCCAGCTTTTCTCCCTGGGTTTCCTCGCGTATCGGGTTCCATTTCAGCGACCAATTTGAAAGCTCTTTACCAGAAAACGGCCCTTGCTTTTGCAGCATGAGAAGTTTTACGAGTCTCTCCATTGGAGATTGTATAACGCGATCTCTCTCAGCAATAACCCAGTCGTAATAGTCGTTCGTTTCTTCGTCGCCGTCTTTGCCAAGACCAGAGGCAGCGATAGGGCTTCCGAACAGTCGACGTATCGGTATGCGCACGTCGGCAGAAAGCCCCATCATCAGGGTTTCCATTAGCTTGTCGAGTCCCGATACTGTAGCGCTTATCCGTTCGGCGTCCTCTCCATCGGCATCGATAACATACGACCCCATCAAATGTCTGGTGAGATTAGTGGTCATCACCCTATCAATGATTTGCTTTCCATTATTTTCAGCAAGCTTTTGGGAAAGCGCCTTTATTTTCGTAATCATCAACAGAAATTCTCCGATGATATGCTCTACGTTTCCGTAGGCTTCCCCAAGCCCGCGAAGCCGCTGGTAAATAGCTTGATATATCGAATCCCCCCACCATTGGTTCATGTTGCGGATGGAGTCCGGAACGTCGATACCGTCGAAAATAAGAAGGCGCGATTCATGACACGTAAACGGGCGGGCAAAGGGCGTTATTGGAGTTATTAAATACTTCTCGGTCTGAGAGTATTTCGGATCGTCGGGCTCAAGATAATAAGTTTGTCGCGCGGTCCGCCAACGGTGATAAACCCTAATCGCCTCTATTTCACGGATGTTGTTCTCATCGAGCGGCTCATCGACGAGCTTTCCGTCGTTTGCCTGCATATAAATTACAGAGCCACCGTAGACTCGTGACCACCGCCAAGCGCGAGCAAACTCTTGCTGAATGGCAAGCCTCTTGCATTCGTTTAGAGTAATGTTGTCCGTGTCCCCTTCCACGGTATACCAACGCCGTAGCCCATCATGTGGAACAAGGTTTGCAATCGACTGCGCAAGCCCCGAGAAGGCATAAAGATTTCGGCATACGTTTTCGTGGAGCCGGATCTCTTCTGCGAAGGTTGTCGATTCCTTCCGGTCCCTGCCTTGATATCCAAGCCCCGAAAGTACGTTTTGCCACCCGTCGTTGTGTTGCTGTGTGGTGATACTGTCGCTGAGTTGTCGCCGCTGTATCTTGCGGCCAAATGTCTGGGGGTCGATGTCGCTCATGATTACATCCTATCGTTCTGATTGAGTTGGTTTTGCTGCTGTCTTATTTCAAGCAAGTCCTGAATTATTACTATTTCAACTTGACGTATTAATTTAACTTGATATTCAAGTCTGAGGTTCCACAGAATAAGCCCTAAAAATATCGACGCAAAAAGAAATGTCGACAAAAGTACATGTCTGTGGTAAGATCGTTCCGAATGCCTTTTCATATTTCCCCCGTCTCGAGAGGGCATAATAGCGGGAGCGGGAATTGAACCCGCTATACGGAGGTTATGGGCCTCCTGTCTTGCCGTTTGACTACCCCGCGATTATACCCTTTCAATCCCAACTTGAAAGAATGTCGATATTATAATCCCCGACCATGTTTTCTACATGGTCAAGATAAAATGCAAGACAGCAGGCATCTCCGTCGTCGGTTGAACGTCCGATACGTTTTCGGATATCTTCCTTGGATTCGATTTGAAGCTTCCCATCGCTTCGAATAGGAAGCCTACGAACAGCCACAAGATCCCCGATAAGCAACTCGTCGTCTGGCAGGGCAACATCCTCTTTGTTTTCCGGATCAAGCATTTCCCGCATATTCCACCACATCAGCGCCCGAACATTTGCAAAGGTTGTAATTGAGTCTCGTGCGGTTTTTTCTGTTTTTTGGGAAAAGTTAACCGCGTTTATTCGGGATGCATATCCATCGAATTCACACAATCGATTTGCCGTGCCCGCGCCTTCACCGAAAGATACGTCAATGTTCAAAATTGCTTTAGGCCCCATTTCGTTTTTTAAAATGCCTGCCAATTCCATCGGACGTGACTTTTTTTGACGCTTTATTTGATACCCTACATTTCCCACCCGATAAAAAAACACAGTTTTATCGTTCCCCATTCCAGCGGTGTCCGCACCAATAACTATTTTACCGTCAGGCACAAGATTTTTATTTTGAATATCATGCCAACGGTTGACGGCAAGTTCTACCCACGATAACGGAATTATTGATTCTGGATTGTCAGTAGCAAATATTCCCCATACGCGGGTTTGATATGCAAGACTATCCTTGCCCCAAGCTGCACGTTTTTCTCGTGCCCACCCCATCGTAATTCTTCCGGCACGTATTGCATCACGCAACGATACGTGGCGTACGCGCCACTTTTCGTATCCATGTTGCCTTGAACAAATCGAATAAAATACGCCCGAAGTATCGCCAGGGGTAGAAAGTGCAATCTGTAAATGGTGCCCAGGCGTCGAAAAGGCACCCTCTGCCGCCTCCCACGTCCCCGATGGAATAGTTTTAGATTCGTCAAAAATATATATCACCCGATCTGCGTGAGCGCCCTCAATCGTTGCCGGGTCTTCACACGCAACCGCAAATGCTTCGACTTGTGCGGAAAAATCACATTTTAAATCAAAAAGAACAGGCCGCTTGCTTCCACCAGCCCGTTCAACCGCGGCCCAGTCTACCCGTCGATACCACTTGTGGATTTCGGGCCATAAATATTTATCAAGCTGCCTCCAAGCACTTGCCGTAGTAATGATTTTGCAATCGGAACTTGTAGCCCCTGCCCATAAGACAATGTTGGCCGCCAAAACAGATTTTCCCAGACCGTGAGGACCGTAAATTGCAATTTTTGTTTCACCGTTACGAATCAAAGACAAAATATCTATGTGATATTTGGGAAGATCGATTTTTACAAAATCCGTGATCCATCGTAGCGGATCATTAAAATATTTTTCTCGATACTCAGACGATGCGGGATTTATTCTTGATGCAAGGGTCGTGGTCTGTCGATAGAGCGTTACAAGCTGCTCACGCGGCAACTTTGAAAGCTCTTTGGTCGTAATATCTGGTATGTCAACCATTCTGATTTTCAGAAGCTTTGATTTTTGAAATTGAAGAAACTATTTCATCAACAAGCTTGTCAGTAGAAAGAGACTCGATCTTGTCCCCCCCGCTCGTTACGTCTACCTTGTCCCCGTAAAATCCCGGCTTAAGCTTCGATAAAATCCACTTCAAATTGTCGATCTTGATCTTATATGCAGTGGCAACCGCATTCGAACATTTGGGATCGCAGCCTTGGACACGATCAAGCATTTCGTCTTCCAGATCATGCAGCTCATCGAGCAGTGCCTCATATTGACATATTCTTGCGCGCGCGTATTTTGTCTCTGCTGTCGGGTTGTTGTGCTTAAATTCCCATAATTGTGACCAGCAGGTTCCGTGTTGTTTACACAGGGCAACTATACTTCTTTTAGATTCAACAAGTTCTGAAAGAATGGTGTCGAAAGTTTCTTGAGTAACCGAAGAGGTGTTGTTTTCTTGTACCATATAGTTGATTATTTATATTATATCTAGAATATATTTAATAATAATACACATGACAAGTATATATACTAGATACTAGATATTTTTAAACCCAACCCGAAAATGTTTCTTATCCGAAAATTTTAATTTTCTTGATTTTCAAAATGGCCGATCTGGGAATGACGATTATTCCGTCGTAGTCCGGTTCAAATTGCTCGGTTCTATGCCCAGATATAACGATTGATTTTTTTGTCTCTTTGACAAGGAAGCCCACGGAAACGCATTGGAGGAGTTCGGTATCAATGTTGTCGCCACTTTTCCAACCTTCCTGGGAAGAGGAATCGACCCAACGTACGAAAAGGATGCTGTTGTCTTTGGATGCTATTTTTTTCACCGCTGCTACTACACGTTGTTTGAAATTAGATTCGGTAGAGGAGAGTTTCATATTAAAATTTTTAAAACCGGAATTGATAGATTGCGTCCCTAGCAAAACCCCCCTTATTCCCCCGCTTATTTCTAAACGGGTGCAGTGTGGAATAAAGGGGATTATGCATAGGGTAATACCGTATATTGCTGAGTTGCGTTGCCCTATCCGGATGAGACCTCCCCGCCATGCGGGTACAAACTCTCCGGAGTGTTTTTCGCGACCACTGCCTGCCGCATCGTACTAAATATAATCTTTTCGCGCGAAAAACGCAAGCACTTTTTTTCACTTGACATTTAACCGTTTAAGTGTTATAATACTTTAACGTTATCATTCTCGGAGGGAAGGAGGGGTGATATGGAAAAAGAATATTGCAGTAATCGAGGCGGTGAATGCGAAACCTGTCCGTTGTGCAAAAACAGTAGCGATTGCCGGGGCAACCCAATTTATTTCGATTTCGATGCCGCGCTTGCATCGATGGACAAAGACATTGCGGTCGAATCTGAAGCCAAACAATACGCGACCGATAAGA